AAATTTCTTTTGTAAATTTGTTAGAAGATTTTTTGCTGCCTCGTATTCTGTTGGAAGTTTAGGTTCTGTTGGAAGTTTAGGTTCTGTTGGAAGTTTAGGTTCTGTTGATAATATATCTTCAATTTCTTCTCTAATAAGTTGTCTTAGTTGTAATACTTTCATATTAGTTTAATTTTTGTTTGTTATAAATATACGAAAAAAAAGAAAAATCGCCTAGCTTTCACAAGAGACACAATCAGAAAATCTTTGAAGGTTATCGCCTCGTAATACACTTTCTGTTCTTAGATAATAGAGTGTTTTAATACCAAGTTTCCAAGCTTCCTTATGAACCATACTAATGTCTTTAGGTGAATCATTAGGATCAAAACATAAATTTAACGATATAGCTTGGTCAACATATTCTTGTCTAATAGCATTTTGTTTTACTATCTCAAGTTGGTTAATTTCCTTAAATGTCAAGAATATTTCCTTTTCTTCAGGCGACAATATATAATCTGGTAGTCCTAAAATTGAACCTTGATCTTTAAGTATTTGATCCCATACACTATCAATATTATATCCTTTTTTCTCTAATAGATTTTCAAGAATTTTATTGCGTTTAATGAATACACCTTTTGCTGTTTTAAGGTTATATACATTAGCAGGAATAGGTTCAATTGAAGGTGATACTCCACCTGAAATGTGAGCATTAGAAATAGTAGGAGCAATAGCTAGGTGATGTGAATGTCTTAAACCCGTACCATTACACCATTCGGGTTCACCGTACACCTTAGCTTGATCGCGAGATGCTTTTAATACCTCGTCTTGTATAAATCTAGATATAATACGAGTTAATGAGCTTGCTTGAATACCTATAAATGGTAATTCTTTTGATTGGAGTAAAGTATGCCATCCTAAAACACCAATACCAATTGCTCTACCCTTAGTAGCAGAACGAATTGTATTTTCCATAAACCTCATGTTCTTACCCCTGTCGATAAATTCTTGGAGTACACCCTCTAAAAACCAGCAGGTTAATTCAGGTAATGTCATTCCGTTTTCAAATTTATAGTTTTTCCATTCGTCCCAACGAGCTAAGTTAAGTGAAGATAGACAACAAATAAAGGAATGGAGTTCATCCGAAAATAGTGCAATTTCTGAGCAGTTATGTACTACGGCATTGTTTGCATAGAAGTTTTGGTTGTCCTGTACTGTTACATCATATACTGGTTTTTTAACTTGAAGTTTTGTTATTTTTAATCCCATATTTTAATTTTCTTTATATTTCCATTTATAACCATAAATTGTAGGTCTTTTACCCTTTGCACATTCTTCAATAGCGGCTCCGGTTTTTTTACCTAAAAATTGTGCTACTATAGTTTGAGATTCCCATTCTTTTATAAAATTACCATTTAAATCAAATTGTAATATCACTTTATTATTTTCACCTAAATTATTTAATCTAGCTTTTCTTTTAAAAAACCATAACATAAAATCCATCATCGCCTTCATCAGGATCAGGATCTCCTTCACCTACATATTCATAAAGTATATTATAGTTTTGAAATATTGATTTTAATTTTTCTAAAGTATTGTTATAATCTTGAACTACTAAATATCCTCCCAATTTTAAAGCATCATCCACTGTTTTTTTAATTTCTAATGAGTCTTGGAAATTATAAAATGAGTACGACATGTTAATAAGATTTCTAGGAGATAATTTAATATATTCATTTAATGTGATTTTTTCATAATTGGGTTTTTAATTGTTTTAATTCATGGTTATAAATATTAATAAAATTATCAGTAGATTCAATTACATTTGTTTTATCTGTTAAAACATTGTATTCTATTTCACCCACTATTTTATCTTCTATAACATTTAAAAACCATATTTTTTGCCATTCTTTTTGAATAAAAACCAATAGATCTTCTTTCTCATTAAATATACAAAAATAATCTCTTACCTCCAAATTTCTAGTAGATTGATTTTTAGGTAATCCCAAAAATGTACCTTTAGAGGTAGGGATTTTTTCTGTAACGTGAGTTTTAGTAAACAAGTTCATCTTCTTCTGTTAAATGTTGTGCTTCAACCCACCCTCTATTTTTGGTCAATATTTTATGTTCAGGTGTACATTGTAATTTAAATCCGGTTGTTTCATCTTCTATTTCTAAAAGTTCAGCATCTGGGTTTGTCATTCCAAAATTAGTGATAAGTTTATATTCTTTTTCAAGTGTTTCTTGATTGTAACTTAAAATATATACTTCTGAATGGGTTTGGAGAATAAATTCAAGGTCTTGGATTTCAATTTCTTTTGTTTCTTCTCCAACTTTGATTTGAATTTTGGTATTACCTGTTACGCAAATATTTGTAAATTCAACCTTAAGATTATTATTTTTATATGCTTCAGGGTTAGCATTATTGATATTATCATCAAACATAATGTAAGGTTCACCCGTTTCTAAACGTGATTTCAAAATTTCACCCCACAAACGCAATGCTTTTGGGTCTCTATTTTCAACACGATTCATAAACTTATCATCAATAACAACACATTGATGCAAATTTAAACATTGTCTGTTTACATCACCTTTGGGACGACGAATGCCTAAAAATTCTTCAATATCGGGGTGATTAATAGATAGGTTAACAGAAGCAGCACCTCTACGAACTGAACCTTGGTTTGTAGCTAAAATTGTTGAATCGTATATTTTAGCCCAAGGCACAACGCCTTCGCTTACACCATTGTCTTTAATTGGTTTACCTCTGCCTCTAATACGAGACATTCCTATACCTACACCCCCACCTTGTGAAGTTAAACGCATTAATTCCGAATTAGCATCAGCAATACCCTCAATAGAGTCGCCTACGTTAATTCCAAAACATGAAATTGGCATCCCGCGTTCAGTACCTAAGTTAGAAAGTACAGGTGATGCTAAACATAGCCAATTTTTAACTATTGCTTCGTAAAAATATGGTTGTAAATCTTTACGTTTTAGTCTGCGAGCTGCTGCTTTACTAACTCGTCTAAATGCATCAAATACATCTTCATCAGGTAATAAATAACCTTTTGATATCATGCTGATAGCAATATCGTCCATATATTCAGGATAATTTTTACCTTTAACCCAGTTTGTTGTGTCTATTTGTATACTCATAATTTTTTATTTTATAAATCGTCCCAATCTGCAGTTGATTTAGCGTATTGATTGTAGTTTTAATGCCATATTTTAAATTTGTCTATTACATTTATAACTGATGGAGGGATATTTTGATAAGTCCATATTGCTTCTCCCATAAAAAAATTAGGATCTTCAAAAAATTTATAATTTTTTAATTGAGATAAATCTATTTGAAGTAAATACATTTCATTTATTTTATCTTTATTTGTAGAAGTTTCCCACAATGTATATGCTAATTCTTCTAATGCATCTTTTTCAATATCAGACGTTAAATATATTCTTCCGGGGTGGTCACCTAATTTTCCTTGAGTTTTTGGAGTTAATCCTATTATTTTAATTTTAGACCATTTTATGTCTGGTGTAATATGGTAAGCATATTTAGAAGTAGGTACTATTTCTTGATCATATTTTGCTTCATACCTTATTTCTACTTCATGTTTTCCTATATATTTGTCTACAGATGTTGAATATTTACCTGAACCACCAATATATGAAGGGAACCATCCAAAACTATCCATTACTTTATTTACTTTATTTAGATAGTTTTTATCTAAAGTATCAAATATGAGAGTTATAGTTTTTGGATTATCTTCCCAATTTGGTGGAAACTTTACTCCATATCCTGCTTGTTTGATTACTTGAGGAAGAGTTTTACTAGGGCTAACAGTAGATAAAAATTCAGTTATAACTTGATGTTCTTGGATTTTTTTATATAATTCAAAAGCATAAGTATCACTCCATTTTTGAAGCAAAGGATATTGCTTTTTTATTTCATTTATTTCTTTCATTTGTGAAAAAATCTTTATGTTAAAGGTCTGACCAATCACCTGTAGATTTTGAATAGTTAGTCACACGATTGGAAAAGAAATCAGTATGGCTTTTACCACTTGTTAAATGTCCAAACCATTCAATCTGTTTAAGTAAATTCGGGTCAATATCGTTATAAATTGCCTTATATCCAAGTTCAACCATCTTATCGTTTGCTCTTGCTTTAATAAAGTTTTTAAGTTGTTCTTTGGTTAAGCCTTCAATATTACCCATTTCAAAAGCCTTGTCAATAAAGTCAAATTCAAGTTGTACGGATAAATGGCAAGCTTCAATAACCTTATCTCTTAGTTCGTGGGTATCTAAATGTGGTTGTTCTTGTAGTAGTGTTCTAAATAACCAACAACCAGCTTTTGAATGTAATGATTCGTCTCTTACCGACCATTCTACAATCTGAGCAGTGCCTTTCATTAAATTGCGAAGCTGAAATGACATTAGTACAGCAAATGATGAAAATAGATTTACACCTTCTGTAAAAGCAGAAAATATAGCTAATGATAATGCTTTTTCTTCTAATGTATCCCCAGGTAATTCTACTAAACGATCAATTTTAGCCTTAGCCTCAGCGTCTTCTAAAAAGGCTTGAAAATTATCTAAGCCAAGTTCTTCATTTAACCTAGCATAGGCCTTAGAATGAATACTTTCAAAATCAGCAAATGCTCTAGCCATTGATTGGATTTCAGGGATCTGAAACCATAAAGATACTTTAGTTGACCAATAATCGTTTAC